GTCATAGCGGCGATCCTAGCCTCGGCAATGCGCTGGCGGTCAGTAAGCCATTTCAGGTAGTCGTCCATCTCTCAATCCTTCCGTGTGGTTATTGGGGGAGGGGGTTAGTACTTGTAAACATCCTGATCTGGATCGAACGGGGCAGGATTGGGAACCTTACCGCTGGTGGGGTAGGCGCACAGGTCAGGGTGCAGCGGCTTCGTCATCCACTCAAGATAAGTCCAGCCTTTGCCGCGCCCGGGAAACTCATTATGCAAGAAACAACCGACGCCGTGGTTGTGCCTTCCATCGCAAACCTGCCCCCAGACCGGGACGTGATACCATTTTGCAAAGGGCCAAAATGGAGGTTTGATTTTGGCATAGAACTCGCCAACGTTCTGCTGCGGCATGCCGGCCAGTTGGTTGGATACCGCCAGTGGTGCGCCATTGGGTACTGCCATCAAAATCCTCCATCCATAGCAGGCCTAAGCCTGGGTTAGCTTCGTAGGCCCGTTGGGGAACAGCTCGCTCATGACCGACGCCTTGTGCGCCTGCCATTCTTCCTCGGCCACAGCCGCCGCAGCTATCCTCTTTGCGCGACGGGCTGGCGCATCAAATCGACGCTCATGTTCGGCCATGATTTCCCTCCGCAGGGCGTTGTGCTTGCGGATCACGAAGGGCATTTCGGTCTTGACCATAGATATGGCTTGGCCGACCGTGCGCCGGTCAATGTTGAACCATTCATTGCCGTGCCGCCACGGCTCCAGAACCCGGTGGACAGTAGGCTCGGCAAGCATGGCGTATATCTTCGTCTCAAACAGCTGTTTGGTCAGCAGGCGCACCGGGAACGGGTTGGGAGCCTGCAACCCACGTTGGCGCGCGTAGGGGTCAGAGGCAATGCCGACTTTGAAAAAGTGCTCGCACTGCATCAGGTACAGGTATGTAGGGTTCCCGTAGTCCCACGTCATTGACGGCGGCGTTTGCCGAAATGCTTCGCGGTCGAAGCCGAACTGCTCGTGAAATTTTGTAGGCAAGGCTGCCCCCTGAACAGTGAGAGAACATCGGTCCACGGATTTTCCACGGTTCCAGATGTATGTTCTAGTAGCGTTCCGCCGACAGTTGCCGAATAGGCGAGGGCGGCGAGTGCGCTAAGTCTCTGATGGGCAAGGGATAAACTGGTGCTGCCGAAGAGGATTGAACTCTTGGCCTCCCCCTTACCAAGGGCAGAGACAAGCTTTGATTCTATTGAAGAATTCCCGCTAGTCCACACTTTTCCCGCCTTTTCCCCGCTTTGGCGAAGGCAGCATTGACGCCCGCTGCGCCTCCTCCGTCAGCACTACGTGCGCGTACCGAGAGGCAGATTTTGCGTCCTTCCAAGCCCCCGTATCGACAAGCCCCTTTATGTCCAGTTTGGCATAGCGGCGCATCCATGTGGCCCAGGTATGCCGGAAGGTGTGCGGGGTGATGTGATCAAGCCCTGCCGCGACCTTCGCCTTGCGGAAGAGCGTGTAGAAATGCCCGTTCTTGCGGAAGCGGCACACCGTCTCGGTCGGACGCACCATTCCGCGCGGGTGGTTCGCCAGTTCCGCCACCAGAGGCGCAGGCAGGAACACCGCGCGCGGCAGCTCATTCTTGGTCTTGGGAATGAAGGCGTAGCTTTCGCTCATATTGATGTTGCTGACGCGCAGGTTGATGGCCTCGCTCAGACGCAGGCCGGTGTAGCAGAGCAGCATCATGAAGGTGCGCAGTTCGGCATCTATCTTGCCCGCTTCATCGAACAAGGTGGACGCCTGCTCTAGCGTCAGCCAGTCGGTCTTAACCTCACCCTGCGCGCCTTTGGGGCGCTTCACGGCAAACACCATGTTGGCGTGTTTCAGGATCGCTGACATCGGCGTGTAAACGTGCCTGTTGCGCGTTGCTGCTGACGCTCCAGGGTAAAGCGCATGCGCCGCCTCATCTATCGCCGCTTGATCTATGTGCACCAACGGCGTCACGCCGAAGTGGTCGGCAAGGGGCTCGATATACAAGCCCTCGCCGCCGTTCCGTAGATACGATAGCGCGGCTTGCGCAAAGGTCAGGCTCCCCTTGGGTGCAAAGGCACCACTTTCAATGTCGGCTCTGATCTTCTGGAGGATTTTGACTGCCTTCTTGCGGTCAGCAGTTCCTGTAGTTCGGTCAACGCTGACCCCGAAGTGTGTGCCGCGTAGGTAGTAGTTCGGCGTTTTGCCCTTCCGGGGTGGGACGAGTTCAATTGGCATGGGAGCGCCTGTATGAGCCGGGACAAATCGGTCGGGGTGAAAAGCTTACGCCTGCCTGCCATCCGGTAAAAGGGGTGGTCCTTGAGCAGGCCCTGGAGTGTGCGCCGGCTGATCCGTAGATGCTCGGCAACCTCCTCCATAGTGAGGAGCTGTGGAGCGAGAGCTACCATTCCCACCCCCCAGCCCAATCCCCTATCGCAATAACACCAAGAGCTAGAACAACCATTGCTATCCGTATGGAGAGGGGAATGTTGCTCATGGCTGGGGCTCCCGCTTTTGGTCGATTGGCGCCGGCAGGAATAGCCGTGGGTCCACGTCGAAGTTGGCCCCCAGGTTTTCGAGGCATTCACGAGCCCTTTCTGGCGAGATCACACCCGACAGATAGCCAACCGCCATAGAGATGCCGGATTTGACATCAGCCACGCGCTGCCTTTCGGCCTTCGTCAGTTTCGGACTCATTCCTTCACCTCTGGCTGTTCACCGAGGGCAGAAATAGCGCGACGGAAATCATCGAAGCCCCACGCTCCTTTGTCGTCGGGCTTCTCCAACCACGCAGCCTGCTCGCCTAGAGCAGCAAACGGCTTCAACGCAGCCTCAAGCTCCAGAATACGAATTATCGCTGCGGATATCTCGGCATACGTCAATCCATAGACTTCCTCACCGAACGCCTCCCGGTCGGGCAGGATGCCAGCCGCAATGGTGGCTTGCAGGTCGGCGTCGTAATCGGCCAGGAGTGCTCGAAATCGCTCCACCAGATCGCCAGCGCTGATTACAGGGGCGGTCATTCCCGCTCTCCATGCTCGGCATCAAACAATTCCGGGTGAAGCGTGCGGGCCGAGCGCTCAAGCCACGGCATTCGCCAATTGATCAGGACAGGGCCGAGACGGAAGGATGCTGCATTGGCGAGGCGGAATTTGCCCCACCAGTGGCGGCGTACTATCGGCTTCCCAAGCCACTCAATAGAAAACAGCTTTGCCTTAGGCAGTTTGGATTTTTGCATGTTTGTAAGGGTCATTTTGAAACCTCTTGCGTGCCGATAACCTCGAAACGACCATCCTCGAACTCTTCTCTGGGGCGGGCCCATAGCGAACCATCATCTTTGGAGCGGTAGATGGCGACTTCGCGCATATCGACGCGGTCCCAATCAGTAGAGCCGTCTCCAGGGTCGCGGGTGCTGGCTGTCAGCCACTCCTTTGCCTGCATCTTGCCGATGCCGAGGAGCACGTATTCCGTGCCGCGCTTCACATGCCGATGGGTAGCCATCCCGCCGAGGGCGACTGCATATTCAATGTGCTTTTCGATGTGCGCGTCGAATTCATCGACGTGGATGTTCAACTCACATCTCGGGCATGTGAATATGGTCTCTAGCTCACGAATTCTGGCCTCGGCGCGAGCAAGAGCCGTTGCGGTTTTGTAGGCCCAATAGCCGCGATGCGGATGCCATACGCGGCCCGTCTCGCCGTTGGTGTCGTCAAACACCACCTGCGCATCATCAGCGGGCCATGTGGAAGACAGTTGGGGCCAAAAATCCATGACACCCTCTTGCACCTGTTCCATTGCTTCTGAATATCCGACCCAATAGCGATCCTTGTCGCCAGCTTCCCGCCCCCAATTGCTCTGGTCCGTCATGGACAGGAAGTGGTCGCGCGCAGAGTACGGAATCTTTTCCGGCATTGCCCGCTCCACCTCCGCATCAGTCGGTTCCAGGGTTGGGGATGGGGTGAGGGCTTCCTCCGCATCAAACTGATCATTCAGCGCATCGATAGCGCTTTTCCGGTGGATGAATTTCCCGACTGCCGTCTCCCCCTGTGGCGGTACTGAGGGGGAGGGGCGATAGGACGCGAGGCGTTCTTGTTCCTCGTCCCACTCTGCCCGAATGGTGTTGCGGGCGTCATTGGCATCAACCGCGACACAGCCGCGCCACTCGCCTGACGGCAACAGAACGTCGAACGTCGCGCCCAATTCATCGCTAGGCTCGCCGTCTCTGACTGTCCACGCCACCGGCTCATCCTCCCCTATATGGGCAGGGCTCGAAAGGGCGGCCGCAGCTTCACGCAAGATTGCCTCATAGCCTCGCCGCAGCGACAGCCGGTCAAAGCTCACCTTCTCCATGCCGTCAGCCGCAGCCACAAGGCGTTCAACTAAATCCCCCTTCACGCCAGCAGAGGAACGGCGAGTGAGGGCGTATGCAGAACCGCAGAACGGGCAAGACTTGACGGGATGTTTGAACCCTTGCGCTTCAAGCAGCTTGCGATGCCGGGGCAGTAGGATACCGTTGCTCATGGGGACACCTCCCATGCAGCAATGAGGGCGGCGCGAGCCAACATCCGAAACCATTCCCGGTCCTCGGTGCCGTCATTCTCGGCAGTCTCTGGCAGATAGTCCCAGTCCAAACCTGTCGATAGACACACACGCTTTGCAGCCTCATCGACCTTCACACCAGACCTTGCGGCCAAGCCTTCGAGCGCGAGTGTGAGAACCTGGCGCATGGTGTCGGGGTCGCAGCGAGCGATGTGGGCAACGTCTCTACGCGCTGCATAGGTGACATAGCCCGCGCCTTGCGGAGCCGTCGCGACTAAGGTGCTGTCGCCATCCTCATCGCGCGCCTCGGTGAATACGTGTGGGGGCGTATCTTGGCTTGGAAGCCACGGCCCCGGCGTCACGCCTTCCAGCCCGTCGAGCATTTCACGGATTACGGCTTCGCTCACCTGTCCGTTGGGTATGTGTTCGGAGTTCATGGGGTTGCCCTTTCGGCCTTGCGCAGATTATTGCGCGACTGAATTTTGCGATCTGGATTGCTTGGGATGCGGGTGCGCTGCCCTACCGGCTTTCGCGCGGGCACAGGGCGCTCGCTGGACAGCCGCTCAGGGTCAAGCGGGACAATCACTATCTTGCGCTCTACGCGGTTCCTGAGCGTCCGCTGCAAGCCACGGAGGGCATAGAACAGCCACTCCGTTTCCGTTAGCGGCGCATGCCCGTGGCCGTCGAAAACCCGGTGGCAGGCGTAGCAGGAATCCGCAATAGAGATGTCATCGGCCTTCTGGCTCTTGCCGAAGGTTTCATCGCGGATATGGGCGGCAACGGTCGTCTCAACGTCGCCAGTGCATACCCCTGTGATTTGCAGGGTGCAGGGCTGACCGCGCGAGCCGTCGAGATATTTGCGGGATCTGATTTCGGCGCGGCGCTGGGTCATGCCGCGTCACGCTCAAGGATGCCCTGGCAATAGCCCAGCACGTCCTCCTTGCTCTTCTGAAAATCGGCTTTGCCCATGGCCTTCTGCGACTGGCTCTTGGCGGTCCAGACAACCACCATCGCCTCGTGAACCGTGACGATGGCAAAGTCATCCATGGGCTGGATAAACGCCGCCACGCGCCGCGCTTCTGCCTTGCTGGCACACAGGATGGAGCGCTCATCGCGGTAGCCCAGCCGGATCAGCGCGAACTTGCGCATGTGTTCAGCGGTCTTGATACGTTCGTCGGCGCCCTCGGGAAGCGAGAGGAAGATTTCTTGCAGGGTGGCGAAGTAGTGGTTGTGCGAGACAATGGAGCGCTGCTCCTGCACTTCCATGCGATACACTTCGCCAACCGTGAAAGCGTCGTCACAGGCCTTGGCAAACCGTGGCAGGGGCTCCATTGCCTCGCCAGACCAGCGGAATAGGACGGTGGCCGTGTTCATGGCTAACCTGCCAATCCAGCTGGCATGAACTGGCGCAGTTTCCGGTCATACGCATCCTCCAGGGTGCGGACCTGCTCTAGCGTCATCTCGTAGGCATACTCTACGCTGTTGGTGTAAGTATCCGACCATCCCGACAGGGACTGTTCGGTCGTCACCAGTTCCAGTTCGGCCAGTGCCTGCGCTACGATCTTTGTTGTGTCAGTCATCTAAAAGCTCCAGCGGGTTACGTTGCCTTGGCCCGCTGGTCCCTGTTGGGCTCAAGCGGCGGCTTGGCCTCGGAAATCCTGATAGGTGCGGATGGACTGGACGATTGCGTCCAGTTCTTCGTTGAAGGCTTCGACGGCCTTGGCGAGCTGCGCGATATAGGCTTCGTCGCGCTCAACCCTGATGATCAAAGGGGGCAGGCCACGGCTGTAACTGGAGAAGTCCCACCACTGACGGCCGGTGATCCAGAGCCCGCCCTGAACCTGGGCAATGTGCTCGGTTGGGAGGGTACCCTTTTGTAGCCGCTCAATCTGAATGTGACCGAGGGCCGTCTTGATTTCCAAACCGCCATCGTCACCAATAAAACTGTCTGGTGAGCAGCCGGCGCGGCCGTTGCGGACAAAGCCGACAGGCACGGGCTCAACGCCACGAGCGAAGGCATAAAGTTCACGGGCTTCCGCTTCCTGATCCCGGCCCCTGTCCATATGGGCATTTGAATACCCATCTTCCTCTACAGTGCCGCGAATGACTTCGGCGGCGAGGTCGCGCAGGTACTTCGTGCGCATCTTGAGTTCGCCCTTGGCAAGGATGTCCTTGAAGCGTGAGGCCGTTGGGATGCCACAGCGGGCGGCATGCCATTCAGGGGTGCCCTGTTCGCAGTCGATTACCTGGATCATCGGGCGGTCCTCGAAGCGTTGATCGCGTTGACGGCCTTCTGATAGTCCTTGGCCGCGATAGCTTCGATCTGGTCGGCCTTCATGAACTTGAGGAAGCTCTTAACGAAAACCGGCCGGTCACCGTTCACTTCCTCAACAACCGTGTCGATCAGGTCATTGAGGTCTAGCGCCTGCTGTTCGGTGATGCTTTCCGGCTGAACCGTGGCCGCTCCATCGTCGTCACTTGCCGCAGCCAAGCCCAACGCCATCTTGAGCGTGTAGCGCTGCAAGTAGGTGATGGCGCTGCCGGTCTGCTGAATAGCGTTCTTCTTGCCGGAACCGTCTGGTGCGGCCGAAAGCTGGATTTCCTCGCTATGCCCATCGCGGTGCGATAGGATGCAAGTCACGGTCACGCGCCCGTCACCTTGGTGGGAGCGGTAGCGATAGGACAGGCCGTGCCGACCAAGAATGGGGTCGATGGTCCGGGCAATCTCGCCCAAGTCCTCATGGCTATAGTTGGTTTCGCCTTCACCGCTCTTGTGTTCGAAGCCAACCTTGCGGTTCTTGCGGATCACCGGAATTTCAGACTTCGCATCGGAAAGCGCGCGGTCGAAAGCCCGCCTTGCCTCATCTGCCGCTAGCTCCTTTGCCATGTCCTTCAGTTCGCGGATCACGTCCAGTGGCTGGCCGGCGGCAACAGCCTGGCGGATCATGCTCATGACCGGGTTTTCAGTCGGCAGCGGTGCCAGCGGCAGATGATCGGGATTGGTGTGTGCGACAGCGTTAGACATCAGAATGAACTCCAAATTGGGGTATCGAACCGGAGCCAAAACCCCAGAGACAGAACCAGGGCGAAGAACACCGGGAACAGCAGGGCATGGGCTGTACGGGTCATGGCTGGGGGCTCAGGGCGGCGCGGGCGGCACGGAGGCTTGCCAAGTCGGGCCCACCGGACGGGCCGAAACGCATGGCGCCATCAGCGAAAATGCCGATAGATATGTTGTCGGGGAGTTCTTCGTTCAGCGCATCCGCGAAATCAGCAAACGGGCGCAGCGCCTTCTCCAGCTCCGCTATTCTTGCTTGGTTCGCTTCGAAGGCGTTGACAGCGGTGACGATGAACTCGGCGTTGGCCTCTGCCCGGCTTGTGTCCTGGTTGTCGATATCGGCAGGTTGCATAGAGGCATATGCAACTAGGCCTCCAAGATTGGTTCCGATGATCGCGAAGCCTTCCTCGCCGTCGCAAAAGTCCTGCGCTTCCCAAGGCGTTGGTGTATGCGTCATATCCAATATCCTTCCCTCTAGGGGCTTTGTGGCGTTGAGCCCGACTAGGGCTTGAAGAAGAGCCATGGTGG